GGCGGTGGAACGGCGCATAACCGCCGCCCCGCTCGATAAAGGCGCGGTCGAGCCTCTCGGCATCGATCATGCGGATCTCGGTTTCGCAGTCGTGATCGGACCAGAGGCGCACGGCCCGGCCGGAAACACCGCAGATCGCGCCGCACTGGTCCCACCCGATCACCGAGGCCACCTCCGTGAGGGTCGCTTCATAGGTAAGAGGCTCCCGGCGCTTCGTCATGCGCGCGCGCCCTTCGTTTCTCCGAAGTTATTGAAAGAGACGCGATTGCTTCGGCCAACTACGCGGTTCGGGAAGATTTCGGCGCACTGATCGACGCCGGTCCAGCGAGGCGAGGGGGGGTGAAGGGCGACCGGATAAATATCGGGGCGCAGAGCATGACGAGAAACACGATAGAGGTCTTCGGCCAGCAGAACATATTCAGCGGGCAATTGCTTCGATTGATGGATGATCCGCCACATCGTCGATTGTGGGATACCGAGATCGCGCCCGAGTTGGCTGACAGATCCAGCCTGATCGCGGCAGGCGAGCAGTGCTTCGTAGCGTGTCATATCTTTATTCATAATTGGCTAGATAGCCAAAAATGGATAGGCAGGCAACCTGAAAAAGCATGGGGCGGCGCTATTCAGTTTTGGGTAGGTGTCGCCACGTGGTAGAATTGATCCCCGAACGTCTGACGGAAAGGCGCAACGCTGCCGGCATCAGCCAATCCGAGCTGGCGCGCCGCGTGGGTATTGGTCAGTCTTCCGCGAGCCGATTGGAAGCTGGTGGCACTCGCAACCCGAGGCAAATCGTTCAAATTGCCAGAATTTTGGGGACAACTCCGGAATATCTGACGGGTGAAACCGACGATCCGCTGCCGACAACTGAGATCAAGCTTTTGGCGCCTGCCGTTGCTGCGAATTCCGACATGGTTGAGATTGCTGAGTTCAATCTCGCCTATGGTCTGGGCGGCATCTACATCCATGACGCGCCGGCTGAACGGGTCATGCGCCCGTTTTCGAAGGCATGGGTGCGGCAGTTCACGCAATCGCCGATCGAGCAGCTATTCTGGGCCACCGGCAGCGGCACGTCGATGATGCCGGCGATTCTCGACAGCGACATTCTGCTTATCGATACCGGACAGCGCACACCGCGCATGTGGGACCACGTCTGGGCTATCGAAATGCATGGCCTGGGCATGATCAAGGCCCTGCGGCCGGGGAAGGAAGGCGCAATGCGCATCCTTTCGCTCAACCCCGATTATCCTGAAGAGGTCGCCTACGACGGGGAAATGAATGTCATCGGCCGCGTGGTGGCCATTGTGCGGAAGATCTGAACCTATGCATCGCAGATTGATGCTTGCCGGATTGATGGCCCTTTTGGTTGCACCCGCCCCGGCACTGGTTGCGCGGCGAAAGTCGCAATCATCGGCGCCGCGCCGCTCTCGGCGTGCCAGGAGCGCGGCCTATGGGGGTGGTGGAGACAAGAACGCCAGCTATCCCAATTGCTCTGCCGCCCGCGCGGCCGGCGCGGCGCCGCTGCATGTTGGCGATGGCGGTTATTCCCGCCGCCTCGATCGCGACGGCGATGGGATCGCCTGCGAATAGCAATTTTCAACCGGGGGGCCGCTCTGAAACTGCAAACATACCTGTTCGCCGCCGTCGCACTTCTCCTGTCTGCTTGTGGTCAGCAAAAGACGGGTGATGAGATGGCTTCGCAGTCTACCAGCCAATCGACCGGAACTGCCGATAACAAAGCGACGCACACTGAAAGTGCGGAAGTCCTTAGCAAAGCAAGGCGAGAGGCTGAGGAGTTTTGGCCCGTTATCGGTCTTCCAAAGGGGGCTTCCAAAGCTCCTGTATCGGATGCTTGCACAACATCGATTTGCGAGGCGAAGCGGGTGCAATTTGTTCGAAATGATTGGCCAAAGGCTTGGCGCGGAGACCATCAAGGTCAGGTCAATGCGGCATTTTGTCGTAGAACTGGATGTAATGGCGCTGTTGTCATCGACAAGGTAGATGCCTGTGCTTGGCGCCTAGTTGTCGCTCGCAGCCGCTCGTCCGACTCCGGCGATATGGACGCCAGAAATCTGAAAACCGACTGCGGCGACCTTGATCAGTTTGGCTTAGAAGCGGCACAGTCAAGAGCGCAAGGCTATGTTGCAGGCCCCGCCTGAGGGGCTGGCGCTAGGCGCTCTCCAATTCGAGCCGCTGTTTCAGGCCGCCGGCTCCCATGGTGGTTTCCAGGCTTTCTACAAGCCAGGATGCGCTGTCGATCGCGCTGGTCCAACCTGACAGGGTGGCCTTGGCGTTGGGCTGGATCTGCATGTTCCCCGTGGCTAGCTCATAAGTGAAGACGCGCTTGCCGCGTGCCCGTTTCTTCGCCTCGGCGGTGGTGGCCTGCCGGGCCTCGGCCTCGCTGGCATAGACGCGCTTCAGGCGCTTGCGGTTGGCGCCGGCGGTCTTGTGCGTGCGGCGCTGGCCGGCGCCGGAATCGTGCCACTGCGCTTCGGCGCCGTCATACTGGCCACGATCGGCCTGACGGCAGGACCAGGTCCAACCGCTCTGACGGGTGAGGACAACGGTAGGGATCGTCTTGCCAGTGGCTGTGGTGGCGCTGCCCACGGGCAAGACGATAAGCTGCTTGTTCTTCCACGTCGCCACCGCGTCATAGCGCTGACCCAGATCCTTGACGAACGCGTGATCGCTCTTGTTGTGCTGCTCGAGCAGGGCAACGGTCAGACTGGCAAGATCTGGGTGCACTTGGGCAGACAGGCCGTTGCGCGCGGCGATGGCGGAGAGGATGGCGCCCAGCGTGGTATCCTTCCACACCTTCACCCGGCGCTGGCGCGCGGTGCCGGTGAAATCGGCCGAGCGCGCGCGGATCACGATCTTGTCGGGCGGGCCGCTCTCTTCCACCTCGTCCACCCGAAACGCGCCCTTGTCGACCAGGCCGATGGTCACGTCGTCGCCGCTTTCCCAGCCCAGCGCCAGGCGGATGTAGCGGCCCGTGCTGGGGGCTTTGAGTTGGCCATCGTGGTTGTGCAGCGTGAGCGACAATTCGTCTGCCTCCCCACCGCGCTTTTCGGTGAGGGTCAGCTCGAGGTAACGCGGGTCGATCTTGTCGGCCAGATCAGTGCCGTCGTCGAGAGTGAGGCGGATGCCGGCCTTGTTCGCGGCCATGGGTCAGGCCTTGCGCTTGAGCGTGACGGTGAAATCGATGCTGCGCGGAATGCCGCCGGCCATGATGGTCTGGTGGGTGAGATCGAGGCCGACGATCACGTAATAGCCCCAGACTTCGCCCAGGCCGTTCATGAGCGCCCAGGCATCGCCGGTATCGCCCATGCTGACCAGCGTATCGAGCGCGCTATACTTCCCCGCGATCTCGGGAATGCAGGCGCCGCCGATCGTTACGTCATCGTCACCCGGGCCGATGAACTGGACGGCCGGGCGGGCGCCGAAACGGTCGCTCGCCTCGTGGCGCCATGTGATGCGGCGCTGCAGCTCGGAATAGGCGAGTGTGTCCATGCCGAACACGAACATGCCCAGGGTGAGCAACTGGCCGGGCGTGGGCCCCGAGGCCATCAGCGGCCGTCCGTGTCGTAGCGCGAGCGCGCGGACACGCCCTGCGCGGCTTGGATCTTGCGGGCCACGGCATCGGCCAGTTCGTCGACGCTTTGCCCGGCGGCGCCATAGACGTTGATGATGATGGTGGTGGGTGCGGTGCCGCCGGCACGGCCCATCGCGTTGGGCGTGGCCGAGGCGGGGGAAAGTGCCATAGCGCCGGCAGCGGCCACGCCGGTGGCCATGCGCCGGGCGGCGCGCGCGGCATTCTGGCCTTGCCCATCGATGCCAAGTGCAAAGCCGTTGGCAACGTGGCCGCCCATGGTCATCATCAAGCGAGAGGGCGACTTGATCCCGAAGAAATCCTTGAATGCTTGGACCCCGTTTCGCGCTACCTCGAGGAGCCGGTTGCGCAGGCCGAATGGGTCGATCATCGCCAAGAGGCCCTGCATCATCATGCTGCCGATGTTGCTAAGCCAGGCTGGCGCGGCCGAGAGGGTATCTTTCACCCACTGCCAGCCCGTGTTGAACGCGGCCTTGATCTTATCCCAGTTTGAATAGACCAGATACGCCAGCACGCCGATCGCAATGCCGATTGCCACAATCACCAGAATCATAGGATTGGCCAGCATCATGGCCCCTGCGCGCATCATGCCTTGGCCCATGAAAATAGCCGCGGTGCGAAGCATGCCGAACGCACTGGCCACCTTTGGGAAAGCCGCAGCGATCGAGCCTGCTTCGCGGAACTTGGCGACCAGTTCCCAGCCTTTCGCGAGAGGCCCGAATAGCCCACCCAGCGCAAACCGCATCGCGCCGAAGCCAATACGCATGGCGACGCCACCCGCAGCGGCCTGAATGAAGAACTTGGTGAGTTCTGGGTGGGCGGGTGCAAAATTGCGCATCGACTGGGCCATGCCAACAATGCTGGCCGAACCATCGGAGAGGGCGGGCAACAACTGCTTGCCCAATTCGATATTCAGCGCCTTGAGAGCGTTGGTGGCAAGTCCGACAGCCCCTTCCGTGGTTGCCACGCGAGACAGGTATTCCTTCTGCATCGAGCCGGCATATTGTGCATTGTCCCCGATCAGGCGCATGTTGGTCTGCAGCTTGTCGAGGTTGGTCAGCATGGGCGCGATAGCGGCCACCGATTCCGAGCCGAATAGGTTGGTCAAAATGCCGGCTTGAGCCGCTTTTGGCATCTTGGCCACGCGGGCCAGCACATCGTTGATGGCGCCAACGGAATCGGTCTGCATGCGCTGGGAAACCTTCGACGCTTCGAGGCCGAGCGACGAGAAAGCTTGCTTTTGGCTTTTCGTGGCGGAGGCGCCCGCCGTCATGGCCAGCATCATGTTCTTGATGCCGGTGGCTGCGATCTCCTCTTCGACGCCGACGCTGTTGAGCAACTGCCCTATTGCGGCAACCTGGCTGGCGGAAACACCGGCCACTTTGCCCAGCGCGCCGATGCGGGTGACGATGTTCGAAACTGCAGTGGCATTCCCGCCATAAGCATTGGTGAGGGCGTTCACCTGATCGGCAAGCGTCACCACGCCAGACTGCGACATGCTGAAGGCGGTGCGCCACTTGGCCATCATCGCGCCGGCCTCGTCGCCGGTCATGTCGAAAGCCACGCCCATCTTGGCGGCATCCTCGGCAAAGCGTAGCAATTCCTGCCGGGGCACGTTGGCGCGGCCGGCGGCGGCGACGATCGCGGCGATGCCCTCGGACGCCATCGGGATACGGGTGCTAAGGTCGAGTACGTCGCTCGACATCTTGGCAAAGGCACGAGGCGTGGGGAAATCCACGACCTTGCGCACGTCGGCCATCGCGGATTCGAACGATATGGCTTGCTTGGCCGCGAATGCGAGTGGCGCAGCCATGGCGATGCCGCCCATCACGCCGCGCGCGCCAGCCTCCCGGTGTTCGGCACCCCGGTTGCGGATATTGTCGGCCTGCGCGCGAATGGCATAGGCACGACGCTGCGCCTCGCGGGTCTGGTCCAATAGGCGCCGCTGCTCTTCCAGGCGACGATTGGCGTTGGCCATGTTCTCGGTGAGCGTGCGTTCGTGCTGGCCCAGGCGGGCCACATCCACGCCTGTCGCGCGCATCTGCGAGGTAAGTTCGCGGGCGCGGCGGGTAGCCTCCTGCTCCTTGTTCTTCATGTTTTCGAGATTGGTGGCGGCCGCGCGGATCTGCGACACGAGCTTTTTGGTGGGCGCTTCGCCCGCCACGATCTGCTTGCGCAGGTGGACGAGTTTCTCTGCAGCGGCGGCGGATGCCGTCTTGGCCTTTTTCAGGTCTTCGCTTGCGGTTCGCAGCGCCTTGGCCTGGCCCATCTGCGCGTTGAGCGCCTTGGTTTCCTTGCGCAGGGCCTCGATCTCTTTGTTGGCGCTGCGCCCAGCATCGACCAGCTTGCGCATACCGGGCGTCATCCGGTCGACGCCGATGAAGTTCACCAACAGGGACAGCTTCCGGTCACTCATGATCAGTTCTCCGGCGCGCCCTGCATCTTATTCCAGCGGCCCACGGCAAGGGCGCGCCACCGGGCCAAATCAGCAATGTCCATCTCTTCCAGGACGGATGGCGGCCAATGGAAAATGGCCGCGATATCGGCCATCATGTCTTCGGCGCGTATTCCTCGATGACGGCCATCATCATCTTCCGCTCCGAAGCTGACATAAAAAAACCGCGCACCACGCCGCCGATCTCCGCCAAATCTTCGGACGCCAGGCCATCGGCCTCGACTGAGGTGAGGGGCGGGCTGCTGATGCGAGGGATCAACTGGAGCAGCGCGGTAATGTCGGCGCGCATGATGTCCTGAAGGGACAGGCCGCGCAGCTCGCCGCTCTTCGGTTTGCGAAGCTGGAGCTGCTCGATCAGCTGCTCACCACGCTTGATGGGTTCGCCAAGGGTTACGGTTTCGATCTGCGGCGCGGCGGATGCGGTGGGCGGGGTATCGGCCATGTGCGGGGCTTCCTGTGTCTGCGGGGCGGGAAGGCCGGGGGCGGGAAACGGATAAGCGCCCCCGGCCACCATCGACCGGCGCCCCGCAACAGGACCGGCGATGGATCTGCGATGTGAGACGTTTGGGGCTGGGCTCGCGCGCGTGCCAGTTGGTGGGTGGGTAAGGGCGCGCATTACCGCTCCGGAAATCTGACGCAGAGACGCCGTGATGTCGCCTGGGTTCGGGTTTATGACGTGCCTAATTTTGAAATAGAGTCTTGAAATAAATCAGGAAAAATATTTTGGATAACATATTTTTAAGCAATATTATCTGTTGACTCGAAGGAGGCGAAAACAAAATATAAAGCGTATTGGAAGAGGAATATTATTATGGCCTATGTCGATTCCGCTGATGTTGTCCCGGCAATGAGCCGCTCCGATTTGTCAGCGCGACCTAACCACTCTCTGTTGGTCTATCTTTTGGAGGCTGGTCGGCAGGGTTATTTCTACTTCTCTGCCGCCAATTTGTCCGCGGCAGTGACGGCCGATTCCGCACAGGCGTTCTATGTTCCGCCCAGCACCGATACAAGTGGTGCAAGCGGAGCCTGGGTGCGTGCGGGTGCATCTGATGCGATTGCCGACGTGCGCTGGTTTGGCGCTGATGGGGATACCGACGCAGATGATACGACCGCGATGCAGGCTGCGGTTGATTGGCTCAATGCAAGGCGGGGGCGTACTTTGCAGATTCCTGCCACCGCCAGATCTTTTTCGTTTTCCAGCGATCTCGTGATTTTGCAGGACAATGTGCGGATTGAAGGAGTGGGCGGCGGTTACGGTAAGCTACGGGGCAACGGTGGAGCGAAGATTGTGCTCGGTAGGGCGGACCCGCAACCATCTGATTCCCCCAAACCAGCCAAAAGTGGTACGAAAGTTTCCTATTGTACGCTTTCTGCATTGGCAATTCAGCCGGCCGGCAACCATGAGGGGCCATGCGTGTTGCTCGACTATGCCGATAGTACGCTGATCGAGCTGTGCGACATTGGTCCTTCCACTCAAGATGGCAGCACCTTCACCATTGGGATCAAAACCAACTGGGTGCAGTGGGTCTATATCGATCGCAATCTGATTAATGTGAATGGTGCATGTCTTTGGTTACGGCGTCCAACTACGCAAACACAGAATGAAGATCATTTTCATATCACGCGTAATCAGCTTTATAATGGTAAATATCCTCCCACAGGTAATTGTAATCCGGCCAATGGTGATTGTACCCCTGCAAATATTGTCATCGCAGGGGATAAAAACTGTACGTATGCAATGTTTGAATTAGAGATTTCTGGAAATCATTTTCTGAAAGCTTTGGCCGGGCCAAATGCCAAGGATGTGAAGACGGGAGGTATTAGGCTTGTAGGGTCTGATGATTCTGGTGATTATAGGTCTTTAAATTGTGGAAATATTATAAACAACT